TGCTGCCGTAGGCTTCATCATAGGCATCCTTGTAGGCTGCAATGATGTCCTGAATTCGAAGCTCTGCATCAGAGATGGCATTCGCCACGTTCTGCTGCTGCGCTGCAACATCGTCTGCGCTGTCGGCGGCGGACTGTTGCGAAGCATTCAAGGCATCGACTGCGGCGCTGGCCTCCTGATACTCGGACTCGGAGGCATTGATAGCCTCCTGATCCTGTTCTACGGCGGCGGTGTAGTTTTCGACCTCCCGCCGGGCAGTAACAAGGTCATCCGAGTACCCCATATACTCAGTGCGCAGTTGCTGCACATCCTCGCTCATGGTGCGCCACGGCAGATCTTCCACCGTGCCGTAGGTGAGCTTGAACTGCTCATCCGTCAGGCCGAGGGTGGTCAGCAGCTTATCGTAGGCAGCAGACATGCCGGCATTGGATTTTTCCACCTTTGCCTGCGCGGTCGCCAGCTTGGTTTCGTTCTCAGCACTCTCAACCAGCACATTGTTGTACTGGTCATAAAGGGTGTTCAGGTATTCCTGCCGGGCCTGTGCCTTGGCATCCGCCACATAGGCATCCGTGTGCTGGCGCAGCGCTGCGGTGCCGCCCTTGATGGAATTGGTCTCAAGGTCAATATCATCTGCAAGACTGGGCACCAGAACAGACAGCCGGGCCAGCGTGTCGTGGTATTCGGCATTTCCGTCCGTGTTCCCATTTGTGGCGGCCTCGATGGCCTCCAACTTGCTGATGTACTGATCCGCAACGCTGGCGGTCGCTGCCATGTTGGACAGGGTTGAATCGTAGCTTGCGCTCGCTTCTTCCATGCTGTCGCCCATGTCACGAGCGGCGCTGGTCAGCTCCTTTACAGAGGGCACCGTCGCATCGGCAGATGTTGCCAGTGCCGTGACGAGCGTAACCGTTCCTGCAATCGCCACAGATGCAAGCGTCAGCGGGCCAGCAAGTCCCGCCAGAGAGCCAGTGAACAGAGTTGCCGCCGCATGAGCTAGTTTTATGCCAGCTGAAACCGCAGTCAGCGTGCCGACCAGGCCGCCCAGCGTGACGGTTCCTGCCGCAATTCCCTTGACCACACCGGGATTTTCCTCTACAAATCCCTGCATCCAGCCCAGGACTTCCGCCCCGACATCGTACAAATCCGACATCACGGGGGTCAAATCCTCACCGATGGCGATTTTCAGACCGTCAGCTGCGGACTGCATCAAGGTCAGCCTGCCGTTCATATTGTCGAGCATGGTGCCCGCCATCTTGTCGGCAGACCCGGCGCAATCGTTCAGGGCTGCGGTGTAATCCGCAAAGGACTGCCCGCCCTCGGCTGCGGCCTCGCTGCACCCGGCCATGATGGTTTGCAGTTTGGAATACTGGTTCGTGCCGGCAATGACCTTTGCAAGGTTGGCTTGCTCTTGGTCGGTCAGGGTGTCCCAGATACCGGCCATGCCTGTGAGGATGCTGGACAGGCTCTGCATATTGCCGTGCGCATCATAAATCTGCACACCGTATTCTGCAAGGGTGTCCCCGCACTCTTTCGTGTTGGTTGCAAGGCGGGTGAAGATAGCGTTCAGGGCCGTGCCAGCCTCGCCGCCCTTGACACCAGCGTTGGCCATGGTAGCCAGCACCGCGGTGGTTTCCTCGACCGAGTAGCCGAGGGATGTAGCGGTAGCTGCACACGCCTTGTAAGCCTCACCCAACTGGATGACATCCGTGTTGGAATTGGCCATGGCGTAGGCCATCACGTCCACAAAGTGTGTGGTGTCGGAGGCTTTCAGGCCAAAGGCGGTCAGGTAGTCGGTGACAATATCGGATGCCTGCGCCAAATCCATGTTGGCGGCAGCAGCCAGATTCAGCACCGGGCTGATGCCGTCCAGCATGGACTGGGTATCCCAGCCTGCCAGAGCCATGTAGGACAGAGCGTCAGCCGATTCACCAGCGGTGAATTTGGTGGTCGCGCCCATCTCCTTTGCCTTGTCGGACAGAGCCGTCAGCTCCTCACCGGTAGCACCGGAGAGGGCCTCGACATTGCTCATGGATGCTTCAAAATCACCTGTGGTGTTGATGCAGTCCATGTAGGCATCCCGGATTTCTCCGAGGGCCTTTGAAATGCCGACCGTGGCCAGCGTGGCCTCGACCGTCTCAAGCGCCTCGACCGATTTTTCACCGAATCCCTTTGCGCCCTCACCGGCCTCGTCCATCGTTTTCTTGAGGTCAACCTGCTTATCCTTGAGCTTATCGACCTCAGTTTCCAGCCGGACGCTTTCCGCCGTCAGCTGCGTGGTATCCACGCCAGCTTCGTGCAGAGCATTCCCGGTGGCAGCCAAACGCTGCTCATAAGTGTTCAGGGAGGCCGTGGTCTTGTCGATCTGCGCCTGTTTGGAAAGCAGCTTGTTTTCCAGCGCGGAGGAGTAGCCCTCGGTTTCCTGAATCTCTTTCTGGATGTTGTCGTACTGCTGCTGCAAAACAGAAAGCCGCTGACGGGTTGCGTCAACGGCCTGTTGCTGCTTCTGGTACGCCGAAATGTCGGATTGTACTTTGTTCAACTGCTGAATCTTTCCCTGTGTTTCCACAAGGGCAGACTGAGCAGCCTTGAATGTACTGGAAAAGCTGCTGTTCTGTTTGGCGGACAGGTTGAACAGCAGCTCCCACTCTTTACGAGCCACTACTTACCGTCCTTTCTCGCTCTCTGGCGCTCGGCAATGAGGTCATTGCTGCTGCGGATCCATTGCCGGAACTGATACAGGGGCATTTCCAGCCAGTAGGGCGCAGGCGTACAGTTGACCTGTGCCATTGCAAGCACCTGTCGCCGCAGCCACACGCCGCCATCACCGGTTACAAGTCCGACCTCAGCAAAAAATTTCTCGCTTTGGTGCGGATGGTGTTGTAGTCCCGGATGCTCATAGCACCAATGACATCAACACCGATAGGCTCGGTACACGCCCGGCAGGCCATGCGGATAAGGTAGCCCGCACTCATCGAGGGGATGATAACCGGCTGATTCAGAGCCGTAAGCTCGGCCTCGATGGCGAGGGAGTCATTGCCGGTCAGCTTGCCCCAGTTGAACGTGAGGGATTCGTAGTGCTTGCCCTCATAGTCAAGGGGCTTCTGGAGCTTGTGAGTGTAGGTATACTGGTCAGCAGCGGCAGCAGCCTTTGCAGCGGCAGCCTGAGCTGCATCAAATTCTTTCGGGTCAATGACGGCGTTCATGCTGGATAGCTCCTTTCACGCTCAAAAAATAGGCCGGGACTGCAAAATGCAGCTCCGGCGGAACGGTATATGCGGATTACTTGCCCAGGGCCGCACGGACACCGGCCAGATAATCCACACCGTTGATGTAGCAGATGAAGTTGAGGGGGTCCAGTTCACGCACCTTCTTACCGTTGATGTACGTTGCCCAGTAGCGGACAGCGTACTCACCGGAGCCAGAGGTGGGCGTTGCGGGGGCAATGGTGCCACCCTTGGTCGATTTGGGCACGACCACGAAAATATGCTTTTCCTTCCGTGCCTCGACCGTGCCCGCAACAGGATCCTCATACTGGTTTGCCACACGCAGGTCAATGCTGTGACGGCGCAGCTCCGACAACTGGACGGACTGCGGCGTGGTGGTGCGGAATTCCAGACCAAGGGTCATAGCCTCCAAATGGCCCAGAATGACCGCTTCGACGTTACCACCGACACCAGCGCCCGAAATGCTCTGCGTCAGAAAGGTAACGTCCGGCAGGGTAACTTTCGACATACCCAGATACTCCACGCTGTCCTCATAGACCGCGAAGTTGATAACGCTCTGATCGATTGCCATTGTAGTGCCTCCTTTTTAGGACTGGAGTGCGCTGGTCACATAGTCAGCGTCATATTCCAGCACAAAATCAATCTCCTGCGCCGGAGAGGGCGGGGTCATGTAGACGTGCAGCTTGATTTTGCCCGCCATCAGGCTGGTCAGCGGGTTCTCGTTTTCCAGCATTTCCACACGGGCACCCAGCAGATAGCCTGCGCCCACCAGACCGTTCAGCCAGATGTTGGCGCTATCCAGAATGGTGTCGATGAGACGACGGTTCATCGGCTTGTCGAGCTTGCTCCAGAACGTCTTGATGAGGGTGTTGGAGACGTAGTCGAACATACGGCTGAGCGGGATGAAGTAGTCCTTCACATCCGTGGACTTGGGGTAGCACGCAGTATGGTTGCCCCAAGCGGTCCAGCCGCCCATGAAGTTCAGGAAGGTGCAGATGCCTGCAGCATCAACAACAAGGGCCTGATTATAGGTCAGGTTGATGGTGTTGCCGTCGTCGTCGCACAGGCCGTCGATGTGAACGGTCTTGTTGGAGGGGCTTTCATAGGGAATGCCCTCGTTGCCGGTATCGGTTTCTGCAAGGCAGCCCGCCTCGACGGTGGAGCCGTGGAAACGCAGATCACCGAGGGTGCCATTGGGCCAGCACAGGATGGTCTTTTCGGTATAGGTGCCGCTGTTTTTCGCCTGAACCGCAGCGGTATGGGTCTTTGCGGAAATGTCCACCAGAGCCTTGCCGGTAAACATGCCGTTGATGGAGCCAGCCTTTGCGTCCAGAACAGCCGCAACAGTGGCATCATTGGAAAAGCCGGGAGCCATAATCAGGTCGGGCACGATGCCGAACATAGTCAGGCACAGCTCAACCTGCTCAACGGCGGCAGCCACATCGGAAGCCTCGGCGGTCTCGCCAACGGGCAGGAAAATGACCGGCTGGCAGGCGCACAGCTTGAAGTGATAATACATCACCTCACAGACGGTGTACTTGGCCCAGTCGTCGTCATAACCCAGCTGTTCCTTTGCCTCATCATAGCTGGTGCAGAGCACCGGGAGGCCAGCGGTCGCAGCAGTACCGGTCGCCTTAGACAGCGGTGCGGTGCCAATGACAAAGGGGATGCCGCAGGTTGCGGTGTTCGGTGTCGCCACGGCGGTATCGGCGCGGCTGACATTGATACCATGATCTGCCATAGTATGTATTCCTCCTTACTTGGATTTGGCGAGCATCCGTGCAAATGCAAGGACGGCCTCGCCGCGTGCTTTTGCCCTTTCAGGCGTGGTATGCAGCTCGTCCACATTGATGATGAAGTCTGCCACACCGGGATATTTCTCAGTGGCGATCTTCACATCATCACGCTCTACAGCCTCCGCAGCAGCGCAGGGGTAAATCGTGTTTTTCTGGATGTAGCCCAGAATGGACGGGCCAACGTAAATAGAAACGCCAGGCTTGCTCTGTGCAGGCTCGGCGCTCACGGTGTTTTCGGCGGGCTGTTCCGCCGTGGTCTTTTTCACCGCCATAATTCAATGTCCTCCGTTTGCTGCACGGTCGGCAGCTTCCAGTAGGTAATCATTTCTCCGGCATAGTAGGGCTTCGATTCATCGTCATAAGGAATGCTTTCCAACTTGTGGTCGGGAGAAATGTCGAGAGTGAACTGATACCGGGGCTTTCCATCAGCTCCGACACCGCCCACCTTGCGGACTTTCAGCAGCTCCACCCGGAAACGCTCCATCATGTTCAGGAGCGCAAGGTCGCCCTCCTGTTCGTCCGGGTTGTAGCAGCAGAAAATAGATCGCACAGACACGATCGTGCGCTCCTCGTTGCCAGGCTGCTGCTCCGTTGCCAGCGGAATGACCCGGTGGATGATGTAGGGAGCCTTTTTCTTGGCAGCCCTGCTGTCAGGCAACCGCATCAGGTAAACTTCCGGGGCACGGTAGGCCTGTTCGGTATCGCCTTGCTGCATAGCCACCGGAAGAATCATGTCGGACATGATTTTCTCGGTGAATGCTTTCAGCTGTTCAAGCAAAACCACACTGGTCATATCACACACCCCATCCATTCAAAACTCGTGTAATCTCGTGCTCAATGCGTTCCTCGTAGGTAGAGGCCATTTTCGCCTCGATGGAGTCCATGACATTCTCGTTGGAGTACATCATCTGCGGGGTGGCAGGACCAAACAATTCCTTGACCGGGAACCGTTTTTCTCCCTGCCTCTCATAGATGCCATAGTGAGAACCCATCTTCGCCTCAAAAGCGTGGTCCAGTGCCTGTCTTGCGCCGGATTTCTTCACGCGAGTTACCACGCGGCCGCTGCGGTCCACCTTGGTGTCGAAAACTCTAAGAGGGATAACGCTGCCACGGTAGCCGAAGTTGATGGAAACCTCACCATTGCTGCCCCGCTGGATGTTGTTGATATTCTTTGTGCGGTTGGAAAATTCACTGCTGCTGATGGCATACTCCTGCGTGACTGCCCGCTTCGCCACCGTTTTTCCGGCGGCAGCGGCGCGAGCCAGCGCAGATCCTACAGCACGATTGGCACCACCGGGGATTCCGGAAAGGATGGCTGACACGCGGTCAAACCCCTCCTCTGCAATGTCAACAGCGATGCCAGCTGTCACGCTGTGCATCATGGTGTCCGTTGTCACATCGCTCATTCGTCAATCGCCTCCAGTTCTACCCGCAGCATCCCCATTTCGCAGACAGAGGATGCCACATAGTAGCTGCGGACAAATCCGTCTTCGTCAATGCCCAGCTTGCAGCCCTGCTCCGGCTGCTTCCCGCCGAGAGCTGCAATATCGCAATGCAGCACCCGGCTTACCCGGTATATGCCCTCTGCATGGTCACTGATGCTCTGACGCACCCGCTCCTTTTCGGAGAGGCCGGTCATGACAATGGGAATATTCGAATACTCCTCACCGTCATAGTAGACCGTGTGCGTTTCTGCGAACTCGTCCAGATTCAGAAAGACGCTGTTCAGGTCTTCCTGCACAGCGTCCTTGAAGCCGCTCATGCGGTGGGCATCGCAGCAGACAGCTCCGGGGCCTCGGTGCTCTCGTCACCGGGAACAACGTCCTCGGCGCAGATAGCCTCGACGAGTTCATCCTTGGTCTTGAGCTGCTTGGTTTCGATGCCCATATCCGCAGCCAATTTCTTCAGCTCGGCTACGGTCATGCTCTGCAGCTGGTCGGGGTCGAGGTGTGCCGCCTCAGAGCCGTTCTGCGAGGCTTCGGCTGCGGGGGTGTCGTTACCTTCCGCAGTTGCCGGAACGTCCGCAGGGGCGGTTTCCGGGGCAGTGGGCGCAGAAAACGCGCATTTCGCCACACCCAGCCCGATAAGGCGGGCTGCTTCGGCATCGCTGACCTCACACCGCTCGCCATGCGCAACAGTGTGAACGCCAGTCTTGGTGGGGCAGCCGTAGCCGCCGCAAAGAATTTCAACAATCATCGGTGTACTCCTTTCAGGTCAGACTTAGCCGACCATGTTCTTGGCGCGAATCCACGGAATGTAGTTCTTGGGTGCAGCCAGAGGACGAGACTTCAGGGCGGTCTTGCGAGTGTCGTTTTCCTGATCGATGCTGAACTTCGGAACACGGCGGCCAGAAATGGTGGACTGGATGGTGTCGCCGTAGTTGATCTGAGTGATAGCACCATACATCAGATGGCCGCAGCCGGGAGCCGTAATCACGGCATCGGTCTTGGGGAAGTAACTCTGCTCCTTGTCGGTGGAATCCACATAGGTTTCATCAACAGAAATCAGATTCAACTTGTAGCCGCGGAAGTTGAGGGTGCCACCGTAGACAACGCCGTCGTATGCGCTCAGCTGCTGCTCAATCTGGCCGATGATGATGCCGGAATTCTTATCCAGCAGACGCTGAACCTTTTCGAGATCCATCACTGCGTCATAAACATCAGCGCCCAGCAGCAGGTCGGCAGCGCGCAGACCACGCTTGGACAGCAGCCGGCACATAGCCGGAACGTCGCCAAAGAAATTGCCACCTTCCTCGTTCCACTTGTGGGCGGCAGTGTAGATGTGGTCGTTCTCGTGGCCGGGATTGTAGAAATTCACGACCTTTGCCTCGCCCTTGGTCACGTTGTCGAGCATCTCCTGCATGACGCATCCGTTGTCCAGCATGGTCTGTGCGCACATCCACTCCTCGGTGCGGATGATACGGCCATCCATGTCAGCCAGATCATTCTGGACCAGTTTTGCGGCACGCTGGGCAGGGGTGCTGTTGGCATAGATGGCCTCGCCGAAGCCACGCTTCGTCAGGTCATCAGAGGTCAGAGGACGGCTCACACCGATGGACGCAGGCTCAAACTCGTGGATCTCGTAGCCCATGCGCTCCATCGGGATTGCGCCGACACGAGGCGACACAAAGGCTGCCATCTTGCGGTCGCCGTCCATGTACTCGGTCAGCACCTTGTTGGAGCTGAAGATGTCGCCCTCCTCCGTGGGAAAGTAGCGGTCACGGAAAAAAGTCTGCTTGGGCACAATGCGCTTCTGCACGGCCATCAGGGTATAGGTGTCAAAAAAATTCAGTTCAGCAGGCATTGTTATATCCTCCTTACAGTGCGGGTGCAGCGGCCTTGAAGACGATGCCACCGTTGCGCAGGGCATCCTTGTCGGCCTCGGTCATAGTGTAGCTGTCGGCCACGGTAACCTTGTTGGAGTTGAAGCAGCCCATCAGGTACACCGGGGCGGTCACATCGTCAGCAGTGCCAACGTCCACATCATCACACAGGATGCAGTAAGCGGTAAGCACCTCATTACTGGCAGCAGCGGTGCCCAGCACGACCAGCTTGTTATCGCCAGCAGTGCCGCCAGACTTTGCCAGAATGGTGCCGCGCTTGATGGTGCCAGCAGTGCCCAGCTTGCGGATGGTGCCGCCGCTGACAACCAGCTTGGGGTTGATGTCGGCAATCAGGCCATCAAATTCCATGGTGCCGAGAGATTTGCTCAGTTCGCTCATAGTAGTGTTCCTCCTCACTTCTTGTCGTCATCGAGCAGTTCGGCGACGGCTGCTTCGGCAGCAGCCATGCGCTCGGCCTGCGTCTTGGGCACATTGCCATTTGCATCGGGCAGAGATTCCGGGCTGCCAGATGCAGACGCGCCCGGAACAGCCTCCACGTTCTGTGCACCAGATGCGGCGTTGTCCGCTGCCAGATTCTTCAGAAACTCGTGACCCTGCGCAGCAGCAGCCTTGGCGGCGCGGAATGCCAGCTCGTGAGCATCGCAAGCGGTCTCGCCGTACTTAGCCTCCTGCACCAGAGCGGGGTCAAACAGGCTTGCCACCGAATCGATTTCGGCCAGACGGTTGCGCTCCGCGCTCACGGATGCGTCAACTGCGGCCTGCGGGTTTTCTGCTGCGGGGGTTGCAGGGGTGGGATTTGCATTGTTTGCCATAGTGGATTGTCCTCCTTCGTTGGACTGGGCGGCGGGTGCCGCCGGTGTATTTGCAGCAGCGGCAGCAGGTGCAGCCGCTTTAGCCATAGGAATGTTGTCTGGCAACTTTACGCCAGGCATCAGGCGCAGGGCGTGACCATTTGCGTAGATGGTCTGACGGTCTGCGCTTGCGGAGATTGCAACAGGTTCAGCATCATCCAGCAGTTCGTCGGCAAAGCCCTTTTCTACGGCCTCTTTGCCTGTCATATAGGTAGTGTCGGCCATCATGTGCAACAGCACAGTTTCAGACATCCCAGTCTTGCGCTTGTAGATGCTGACCTGCGACTTGTCCCACGCATCGTTGGCATCGGCAGCCTTGCGCAGTTCATCTGCGTTGTATGCGCCAAGAACAAAACTCCAGCATTTGTGAATCATCACGAGGCTGGACGGATTTACGCGGACGGTATCGCAGGCGCACATGATAAGGCTGCCGCCACTCATTGCCACACCGTCCACGATACAGACCAGCTTGGTGCCTTTGGCCGCCAGCTCCCGGAGCCGATTGTGAATCAGGATGGAAACGCCTGCATCGCCGCCCAAACTGTCCATGCGGATGGTGATTTGTGAACACCCCTCAATCTGTGACAAGTCGTTCAGAAACTCACTCTCAACGATGTACTGGCCGGGAATCGGTTCATTGGTCCATCTGTCGATGGGCTGTTTTTCCACGATATCGCCGTACATGGTAATGTCGGCGGTCTGGCCGTCAGTGCTGGCCATTGCGTAACAAGGCCGCTGGATGTTCACCTGCGGTGCGTTATTCGGTTTGGGCATTTTGCTTACCTCCCTGTGTCGTAATGCTGGCGGTGGTTTCGATTGCGCCCTCACTGCCAGCTGCTTTCAGCAGCTCATTTTCACGAGCCAGCTGTTCGGCGTTTTCGGTCCAGTCGCCGCCGCCCATCTCAAGGGTGACCTGTTCGTGGGTCTTAAAGGCGTGGTGCGTCTGGAGAATGGCTGCATTGACTTCCTTGGCGGGGTCAAGACTGCCCTGCACAGGGCCAATCCAGCGGGCACCGCACCATGCAGCACGGAGCAGCGGGTCATCAAAAAAGCCCGGAGCGATTACTCGCCCACGGGCTACGGCTTCTGCCAGCCAGATCTCATACGCGGGCTGGCAGA